AATAAAGTTATTGTTAGTGCTGCTTCAACAAGTTTTATATATGCAACTCCACCAACTCCAACCTTACAAGTAATAACTGCGCCCCCACCACCACCAGTTAAAACTGCAACTTTAGATATTATATTATTTGATGAAGAATCAGTTCCTATAGATGGAATGTTTGATCAAATATTTGAAAATATTGGTGGACAAGAGTTAATTAGTATAACAAGGTCTGACATTGTTAATGGACAAAAAATATCATATCAACCAATCAAAAACCTTTCAGCCATTCAACAAAGGTATAATCCAAACAATATCCTTAGCCTACAACAAACCGCAGACAAGTTTTTTGCTGGATTTTCAATTAAATTAGAAGAGAAAATTCCAGAAATTGGCAACGGCACTAATGGAGAAAACGTATACCTTAACGCAACAGGAGACTTAATTATTGAATTTATTAACATAAATCCTGATGAACAAATAGAAACACAGATTAGCGTAAGTGGTACAATATATGAAGCAGATCTTGGAGACTATACCTCATGATAACTAATACTGGTAAAACTATTATTGCAAAGTATTTACTTGGTCAGGCCCCTGCCTACGCCTCGTATATTGCTATTGGTTGTGGTGCTACACCATTGGATACCTCCGATGAAATTGGCGACTATTCAACAAAAACAAATTTAGATTTTGAAATGTTTCGTGTTCCAATATCTTCTAGAGGTTTTGTAAACGAAGACGGTGTAGATAAAATTGTTTTAACAGCAGAACTACCAACAGAAGAAAGATATGAAATATCTGAAATTGGAATATATTCTGCAGGTTCTAATCCTTCTGCGGGAGCGTATGATAGTAAAACAGTTTTTGCGTTTACGCAAACAGAAAATTGGCAATATGTAACAGCAGCATCTGCAGTAGCAATTGATACAGAGTCTAATGCGTTGGATGCCCCAAACTATGACAACATTATTGCTATAGCAGATCCAGTATTTCAAACAAGCGCAGACAATCCAATATTTTTTAAATCACCAAGAGTTGCAAGATATGAAAGACCAAGATTTTTAAATAATGTAATTATGATAAAAGGCAATGAGGCTGATCTTGATATTGAATCAGATAGCGGTCCAACACAAGATACTTTTGAAATAGGAGCGGGATCTAACTATATTAGATTAAGCGGAACAACAGTTGATTTTACAAAAAATTCTCCAACAGATCAACTAAGACTAGCATTCTCAATAGTAAATAGAGACGGAACCTATGGTTCTGGCACTCAACCAGAAAGAGCCAGAGTTTTAGTTTCATTTGAAAATACAAGCGGAACACAGTTTGCAAGACTTGAAGCAGAAGTTGCTGACGATAGTAGTGGTGGACAATATGATTTTGCTACAGAAAGATACTTTGTAGTAACAAAACAACTTCAACAACTATATAGAACGTCTGGATTTGATTGGAATGATGTTTCTGTAGTTAAGATATACGCATGTGTTATTGATGGAGTTAATCCATCGGGCAACTATTATGTAGCCTTAGATGCTTTAAAACTGGAAAATGTTACTACAGTAAATCCACTTTATGGACTAACAGGATATTCGGTAATTCAAACTTCTGGTGCAGCAACAGTGGTTAAGAGTCCTAATACTAACAACTATGTTGAGTTTAGATTTTCAGTAGATCTTTCTAGCGGAAATAATTCATAATGGCTGATGCAGGAATTAAAAAAGTTATAATTAAAAAAGCCTCTTTGCCTGCACTAGATCATGATAAAGTTGGATACGTTTTTAGATACAGAGTTGTTTCTGAAGATAAAAACAGAACTTCTCAATGGTCTCCAATAAATCTTGTACTAGATGACTCAATCACTGCTGTTGCTGGAGCCGTACAGGTTTCAGCCTCAGTTGTTAGTGCAGTATGGGGAGATGAATTAAATAGACCAAAGTATGATGTTTTTGTTGGATTTGATGGGGCTACAGCAACCTACCATGGCACAACACCAATTCACTCATATCAATTTATTAAAACTGGAACTACAAATGTACGTGTAATCATTCAAGTTGAGTCATCTGAAAAAACACTAAATGCCAATTTGCAAATATACAACTCTGGCTTAGTTTCTTTGGTATAATAAAATAGGAGGAATAAATGGCAAAAGTACCACTACCAGAAAGAGGGCAACCTCTTGATGTTACATATTTGTATCAACTAATTGAGGCTGTAAACGACCTTTCTACAAATGTTGCTTCTAAGCAAACAAGTAAAACAATTATTGATACAGCAAGTGCGGGCAAAGCAGAGGTACAAACCTCTAATACAAGAATAGTAGGCGGTTTGGTTGAAGTTGCAAACAACTCTACAGTTTCGGCGGGTAACGAAAGAACATTTACCTATGACTTTAAAGACTTTAAATATCCACCAATAGTATCAGCAACACCAGTAAACACTGGACAAACACCAGCAGGACAAAACGTAAATATTGTTTTAAAAAGCGTTACAGAAACAAGAGTAGAGGGTGTTGTAAGGTTTGGCGCTTCTGGTGACCTATCTTTATCAGTACATCTAGTCATTGTTGGTATTCCAAATTAAAGATGAATTAATGATTTATTGTAAAAAATGTAAAGGTAGAACTTTTATTGATAGACAATACAGCAGTATGCAACATATGGAAACATATTGTCTTGTTTGTGGAGTTAGAAAATTTTTTCATCCCCCAGCAGAGAGCGAAGAAGGCAGATGGTTACTAGCAAAGGAATTATCCAGAGCGAAATCTACAATAGCGAAACTGTAATAAAGGGAAATAAAAAAATATGGTTCCTTAATGGGGACCTTGTAAGGCTACATCATAGTTCAAGATCTACTGGAATGGTTTCTGTTTATAATATTACTAAAGATAGACTTGAAACTTGCCTTCGTTCTGATTTTAGAAAAAACAGAGAACGTGCATACACTGTTACTGAGACTGCTAAGTTAATTAATCGTCACAGAAAATATATGCCAAAATTAATGAAAACTGGAATGATACCAAAACCAGTTGGAGCAAGACTGAATGGTGAAAGAGGTTGGCAAATTAGATCATATTATTCAGAAAGCATGGTAAGGGAAATTCGTGCTATACTGGCTACTATACATATAGGACAACCAAGAAAAGATAAACTTATAACAAACAACATGACTCCTACGAGCCAAGAGTTGACACGCAGGATGGGTGACGGTATACTTACATATACGAAGACAGAGGATGGAAGATTTATTCCTGTTTGGGCAGAAAACATTTAATAATAGAAACGGTGGGGCAATGGAAAACGAAAACACAAAAGTATCAGTAGCACTTGGATATACACTTAATTTAGGTAACTTTCAGTCATTAAGGTTTGATTTTAATGTTACAGATAATGCACGAAATGGTGAAACAGTAGACCAGGCTTTTAGTCGTGTATATAAGTTTGTAGAAGATAAGTTAACAGAAAAAGTCAAAGAAGCCGAAACAGAGGCTGACAGTAGCAACTAATGGCTGAACGCAAAGACCGTATGGCTTTGCTAAGTAGATATAACAAGTTCCATCTACAAAGATATGAAGCCAAAAGTAATATGAATCTTAACGTTGAGCAGTGGGCCTCCGATGCTCTTGTTGAGTCTTATGGTATTTCTCAATGCTATGATTTATTAGATTATTATTTTAAAATAGCAGAAAATCCTACTTGGAATTATTTTGCATACAATGCAGAAAAAATTCTTAATGGTAAACTAGAAGTAGAACAAGACATTAAAGAACGAGAAGAGCGAAGAAAATTAGCAAGGAGGTGGATTAGTGAATAATACAGAAGCAAAATTAATAACTGCAGTATTAAACGATAAACAAGTCCACGTATTACTTCAAGCAAATGTTGACAACCTTTTAAGAACTCATAACGATGTATGGGATTTTATTAGGCTATACTCAGAAAATAATCAATCAGTTCCACCAGCATCACTAGTTGTAGAAAAATTTAGAGACTTTGTACCAGTAGAAGGTGTTGGTGCAACAAAGCATCACCTTGAAGAATTACAAACCGAATATTTAAATGATAGTCTTAAAGACATCTTACGCAATGCAGCATCTGAAGTTCAAGGCGGTAATGGATCAAAGGCTCTTGAGCATATCATTACAAAAACATCAGAACTAAAAAAGAACACTGCTGCAATAAGAGATATTGAAGTTACAGACCTTGATTCTGCAGTTGCTTATTTTGAAAATGTAAAGAAAATGCAAGATCTAGGACAGGTTGGAATTAAAACTGGGCTACCAGGGTTTGATAATTATCTACCTTCTGGAATTATGCCAGGACAACTAGGAGTTTTTCTTGCATATCCAGGTATTGGAAAGTCTTGGTTGGCTCTGTACTTCGCTGTACAGGCCTGGAAACAGGGTCGTAGTCCACTCGTCATAAGTCTTGAAATGTCTGAAACAGAAGTTCGTAACCGTGTATTTGCAATTATGGGTGAGGGCTTGTGGTCGCATCGTAAACTTAGCAATGGCGAAGTAGAAATTGAAATGCTTAAAAAGTGGCATGCAGATAAATTACAAGGCAAGCCAGAGTTTCACATTATCTCTAATGATAACGGTGGAGATTTAACTCCTTCAGTTATACGTGGAAAGATTGACCAGTACAAGCCAGATTTTGTTGTTGTTGATTATTTGCAATTAATGTCACCAAATCAAAAAGCCGATAGCGAAACGGTACGGATGAAAAATCTTTCACGAGAACTTAAACTAATGTCTATTAGTGAAGAAGTTCCCATTATTGCTATTTCATCTGCTACACCAGATGATGTTAAAGATTTATCAACTCCGCCAACTTTAGGACAAACTGCTTGGTCAAGACAAATTGCTTATGATGCTGATTGGGTAATGGCTTTAGGTCGTGCTACCAATAGTGACATTATTGAATGTGTGTTTAGAAAAAATAGAAATGGTTTTATGGGGGACTTTTTAGTTCAAGTAGATTTTGATAGAGGATACTATCGCTACAAAGATTATGAGGATAAAAATGGTTAAAGATTCTTATACTGCAGAACAAGTTAATCGTGTGCTAACTGGTGCTGGCATTGATATTGAGGCTGAGTATGGAACAGACTATATTATATTTTGTCCGTATCACAACAACAATAGAACCCCTGCTGGCGAAGTATCAAAAGAGCATGGATTATTTTTTTGTTTTGGATGTCAAACGACAAAGACTCTTGTTGAGTTTGTAATGTATATATCTAATAGAACCTACTTTGAGGCAATAAGATATATTAAAAGTAAAGAGCAAGAAACTAGCATTGAGACATCAGTCAACAAAGCATTGATAGATAAACCAGAGTTTGTACAGTATGACGAACTATTAATTAAAAGATTAAATAATAATGCATTAGAGTCTCCAAGAGCAATTAGGTATTACGAAGGTAGGAAAATAACTAAAGACTCAATGATAAAGTTTAATCTTGGTTATTCAGAAAAACAAGATTCCGTAACAATCCCAGTACATTCTCCAGATGGCATTTGTATTGGATTTGTTGCTAGAACAGTTGAAGGAAAAGAATTTAAAAATACCCCTGGATTGCCAAAAGGCAAGACATTATTTAATTTACATAGAATTAAGACTTCAAGTATTGTCTATGTGGTTGAGTCTTCTTTTGATGCAATTAGACTAGATCAAGTAGGATTCCCTGCGGTTGCTACGCTGGGGGCTAATGTTTCTGCAGCACAGATAAAACTATTAGAGAAATATTTTAATAGTATTGTTTTAATTGCAGATAACGATGATGCAGGAATAATAATGAGAGATAAGTTAGTTCAAAGACTTGGACCCGTTGTTACTTCTGTGTACATAGACAAAAAATATAAAGATATAGGCGATATGGATAATGATGCAATTAAAAAGTTGGAGTTCCAATTTGACAATTCCATCACTAGTATGTTAGAATAGAAAAGATGACAATAAAAAAAGTAAAGTTTAGAAATCAATGGCTAAAGGCTTTAAAAACAATGAAATACAAAAAGTATTGGAACAAGCCCAACACTGTAGAGTTTTTTGCTTTTATGACAAAGATTGCAATTATATTTCCAGGACTATTACTTGGAAAACAATTTTGGTGGCTTTATGTTTTTGCTTTAATTTCAAGTTTGGCATTAATTTGGTCATCAACCGTAAAAACATTACCAACAATTATTTGGTTTAATATTTTATGGAGTTTACTTGCTATACTATCAATACTAAAACATTTTAATGTAATACTATAAAAACAAGGAGAAAAAATAATATGACTATTGTAAAGGGACTAAAGAACATTAATGCCCTAGTTGACAAGCCAAAGTATGATGAAAACTCTCCAAAGGTAAGATGGTTAAAACTTGCCGATGGACAGTCTGCAAAAATTAGGTTCGTTGAAGAACTTGATGAAGACTCTGCAAACTATAGTGCAGATCGTGGATTAGCACTTGTTGTTAAAGAACACACAAATCCAAAAGACTACAAGCGCAAGGCTGTAGATACTATGGAATCAGAAGGCCGTGACTGGGCTGAAGAAATGCATCGCAAGGATCCAAAGGCTGGCTGGAGAGCACGTCTTCGTTTTTATTGCAACGTACTTGTAGATGATGGCATTGAAGAGCCATACATAGCCATTTGGTCAATGGGCGTAAGTAAGCAATCTGCATTTAATACTATTCGTGAGTATGCTCTTGAAACAGGAAGCATCTCAAACATTTCATGGAAGTTAAAGCGTAACGGTCAGGGTACTGAAA